CGCAAAAAGTTTAACAGGTTGTTCGGAGAAAGACCAAGCCGTGACAAAAGTAGCAAAGAATCTGATGCCTTCAAACATATTGAGTACCATAGCACTCTTATAAATAGCTTTTCTAAGATCATCTTGTGTAACCTCCTTAATACTAACGATATTCCTAAGATCGTACTCTTCGAAAAATCTACCTATAGTTTCATTAGCTGCGTATATATCCAAAGTAGTAGTAGAGTCATTAAACTCCGATAAAATAGACTCCGCTCTCTTTTGTACATACTCATCTTGTATAATAGAGTCAATAAACAGGTCTACGTCATTAAATATAGCCCTAACCATCTCTGTATAAGACTCTGAGTGTAATAACTCATTATTCTGGTGGTTAGTTAGGTACAGTTCCCATTCTGGGTTATTACTAATACCTGCATCATTAAATAATTGTAGGGGTCCTCTACCTGCACAACTATCTAGTGCAATAGCGAACTTCAATCCTTTCTCAAAGATATGTTTACCTGCTTCATCTAGAGAGTCGAAGTCTCTCTTCTCCTTAGATAAATCGATTTCATTCTTAGACCAATTACCAATGGCTCTCATTTCTTCCGCAGCTTCTAGTATCCAAGGATACTTAGGGTCGTGAAATGTTTGTATGTTTCTATTACTTACATTATCTCCTAAGAATAGTCTAGTATCTTTGCTTCTTACTGTAGTTCCTAAGTTAAATATTTGTCCCACTGTTACTCCTTATGTTATATTCCAGATTATTTAGTATAGTGCCCCATGAATGAGGGTGAAAGACCGGGGTACTTATATCCCGATAGCCGTTATGCACGCTCTTCATTCCCTCTCTTAACTGCTGTTGGTAGGATACACCTGAATCAGTTCTAAGTATCTCTAGCGCCGATGCTTTAGCGTCTTTCCAAAAACTCGTATCGTACTTAGAGCTGCCTCCAAGGTAGTGCAGGGCTATAGTGTGGTACACCGTGGTCGCCCTATGTACACACTCCTTGTTAAATTCCTCCGCAGTAGTACGCCCCTCTAGATAATCTATGAAGTCTCTATTTATGTTGTCGTAGAGCCACAGTGAATTAGCGAACATAGGCTCAAAGAATACAGCACTATTCCCACTGTATAATATTCTACCATTCAACACCTTCTTCCGGTAGTAGGGAACAAAGCTAAACTTCTTGGTATTCTTCTCAGTCAGGGGCACTTTTATCGTACTTGATAGACCAAGTATCGCCTCTTCTTCTGAGGTATGTTTGCTGTTAAATAGGTAGCCATAGCTTGTTCTACTACCCAGAGGTACTTCGAACATCCATCCATGGGAGGTAGCTATGTGCCCTGTAGAAAAGGTATTACGTAAGTCATTGGCTATTTTTAAGTCATACACAATACAAGAATCTAAAAGGGGGTTCTTTATCCACTCTATATCTGGACTCCCTTTTTTAGGAAATCCTCTGCAATCTATTACGTAATCAAAATTCAAGGGGCTATCTCTTCCCTCTATATGTACCTCTACTAGTTCCCCCTTGTCTAGAACGTCCACTATTAAGCCTACTTCAATGGTATATTTATCCCACTTCTCCTTCATTCTAGGAAGGGCAAAATTTTGTAAAGAATACGTGTCTATATGAACAGCAAGAGTACCCCCTATAAGAGGATTAGTGAACTCCTGCTCTCTCCAATCGGTGTACCGAGTACCTAGCTTAATCGTACCTCCAAGCTTCTCTAAATCTTCTATATGCGAAAAACCTGTGCCTAGCTCCAAGGTAGTTAAAAAGGAGGGGTTTGTGCTTTCTCCTATCCCTAGTATAGGTATGCTATTGGAGTGAACCGTGGTTATCTCCCATTCCGACCCTAAGTTGGCGTTAAAGTGACTCGCAGCAAGTATGCCAGCACTACCTGCCCCTAGTATTCCTATCCTGCCCACTCTACCCCTCCTTGACGAAGAAACCTTCGTCGTTTAAGTAGCCTTTACGGTCTTTAATCTCGTGGTATGCTTGGCTAACGCAATTATGCATAGTAACCCCATAGGTTAAACAAACTCCCCTAAGAGTCACGTAGGTGTCTCCGATAGCATCCATTACTTCATGCTTATTGTCTGCATTTAGAGCTACTAATAGTTCCTGCACCTCTTCTAGTGTTTTTAATGCTTGAGAGGTTGGGTTGCCGTTAGCAACTATACCTCTATCTTCAAACCATTTATCAATATGTGTATCGTATACCATTATAGTAAATCCTCCATTAGTGGGAATATCTTAGCAATCTCTCTAGCGCAAGCTTGTGCTACCTCTATGTGCTCAAGTTGTGTACCGTTGGAACTTCTTAGTTCAATATAGTGGACCCAAGAGCGAAGCGTACCATTCATGTACAGTCTGGACATTGTACAACCTTCGGGTAGTACTGCGCGAGCCTGCTCTTTAGCAATACCATTATCCACAGCAAATTGATATGCATCCTTAGCTGCCATTATTACTTTTTCTTGCTGTAATCTCCACATAGCGGATAGTCTGCTATCATCGACTCTAATAGAGTTTTGTCTGTTCTTTGTGTCCTGCATACGTGCTTCACGTAGCATAAATGCCATATCTTTAGTAGGGTCAGCGTACCTTTGGGAAAACTCTTGGAAAGAGAAGCTTCTGTGTCTAAGAATCTGTCGGGCAATATCCCTTGTAGTTTCAATTTCAATAGTAGCACTAACCATCTCTAGGGGGCTCCAGTGCTTATGCTTAATAAGATACTTAATCAACTGTTCGTTGGTTTCTTTGTTAAACTGATTAGAAGGGTTAGAAACTCTAGCACAGAATGCAATTAAGTCCTGTGCACTTTCTAAACCTTCCGATAACATCTCTGCACTAGGTGTAGAGTAAGATATAAGACTGGCTTTAGTATAGCTATCCCAATGCTTCCCAGCAGTAGAAGAGCCCATAGCAGATACATCTATGTTCTGGTTGTCATTCTCAAATAGGGGCATTTTGTCTCCTTTCTAATTCTCTTGTAACGTACCATTGAGCCTTCTTTAAGTCTTCAATGCCTCCGTCGTTGTGTTTTTCATCCGCTCTCCATAGGTACTTCATAGCGTTTCCTATACAGAAATTCATATGTTCGGTAACTTGAATTGCTTCCACCCCCGATGGGTGGCTCTTGTAATGTGTGGGGTTAATATTATCCATTAATTGTCTCCATTATGAAGTGTGTTAGCAGGCTGCGAGCCATTTCGGTTATATATATGCTCTCTCATAAATTCGAACAAAGAAGGCATGCATTCCACCACTTTTAGTTGTTCTCTTTTACGTACTTCTAGAGCTTCTTTTAGCTTGTAGCTCATGTCTAGGTCCTCTTGAGTGAACGGGGTTAGAGGGGAACAAGTGCTAACCCCCATGTTACCTAGTAGCATGAACTCAAAAGTGCCTAACATCCTAGAACTAGCAGGGTCTTTCACACTGTTTAAAGTCTCCGCCAAAGTACCTGCAGCGATATAGTCTATACTGTGTATATAATTCCAATATTCAGTGTCAGTTCTTCTACTAAGTGCGTATCTTGCGGATATAATGTTCTTAAATAGGTACATATTATCCTTCATATACTTATTAAACAGTCCCCTTTCTATAGAAGTTATACCTCCTCTATCGCTCAATATTGACACTAAATACCTCGCCGCAATTATTATTAGGTGTAGCCCAGTACTGCCTAATGGCTCTACAAAACCTTGGCTCAGGCCTATACTACATACATTCCCTATGAAAGGCTCTTTTAATAGTTCGGCAGACATTTCCACATGTAGGTAGTCTAAGCTGTCCACCTCTGCTCTGCTCCTTGTTTTTGTTAGGTACTGCTTTAACTCCTCTTCTGCCTCCTGCTTTGTTAAGAATTTAGAGCTGTAGACGTACCCTGAGCCTATGCGGTTCCATAAAGGTATATTCCACACCCAACCATTGTCCAAAGTGGTAGCATTGGTGTTAAACTGCATTTCAGCTTCTTTATCTATATAGGGCATGCGCGTGGCGACTGCCCTGTCATTTATCAAAGTGTCTTCAAAACTATCACAAACCCCTCCTACCTCATTTATTAATACCCTTCTAAAGCCGGTACAATCAATGTATATATCTCCTGAAAAAGTAACCCCATTTTTTAGAGTGATGTGCTCCACCATATCACCCTTACTTTTATGTACCTCACCTATCTCCCCAATAATGTGTTTTACCCCTCTAGGCTTACAAAAGTAGTTCTTAAGATACTCCGCAAATAGACCTGCGTCTAGGTGGAAACTAGTGCATTTTTTAAAATCCCAGCCCCCTAACTCCTTAATATGCTCTTTGGTTACTTTATTACTGTCTAGTAGCACTCCCCAGTCTACTATAAAATTATGAAACTCCCCCTTCTCTGCCCCTAGTAAGTATTTCTTTTTATTCCAGTCCCAGAAATTAAAAGTACCCCCAAGCCCTAAAGGCTCCAAAGGGGCTCCAAAGGGCTCTTTCACCCTTTCTTCCGGGTTCTCCCCCCAGCCTGTAAAGTCTATGGAACCCTTGTATATAGCATTGCAGTGCTGCATCCAGTCTTTGTCCTCTAGTTCTAGAAAATCAAGCAGCTCTCTTATAGACTGGATTGCAGATTCACCGACTCCTATCACTGGAATATTGGAGGCCTCAATTACCGTGATATCTGCCCCAGGGTAAGCCTTTATCAACGTGGAGGCTGTTATCCATCCTGCAGACCCTCCCCCTGCTATTATTACCCTCATATACTACATGCTCCTGATTCACAACCACTAATGATTGTTTCTGATTTATTCTCTTTATCCTTAGTTCTAATATAGTACAAACTCTTTAGTCCATACTTGTAGGCTGTGATAATATCTCTTTTAACTCTATTACTATCTAATATCTTATTAGGTAACTTGGTTAAGTCATACCATTGATTGACACTCATGCCTTGGTCAATAAACTTCTGCAATACAGCCATCAATTTGATGTACTCAGAAGAATTATTGCCGGGTAAGTTCCAAGCACTCATATAGTATGGCTCTTTCTCAAAGTCCGGTATTAGTGACTTAACTGTGAAGTTAGCTGACTCAAATGTATCTGTTACAGTCTGAATAGGGTCAATACCTTGTGTAGAGTTGCTTACAAGTGAAGAACTTGCTGTTGGTGGGATAGCACTTAGTGTAGTGTTTCTAACCCCATACTTTGCAGCATCGAGTCTTAGTAAGTCCCAGTCACACATTAAGTCCGGGGACACCAATTGGTCCACATTCTTATTATATGTATCAACTGGCATAACTCCCTGAGAGTATAGAGACCTGTCCGAATAGTAACAAGCTCCCTTCTCTTTAGCAAGGTTTACCGATGAACGAATTAAGCCATATTGGAAACGTTCTGCCCACTGATGGGTAAGTTCTAATGCTTTAGTTGTTCCAAGTGTAGCTTCATTCTTAGCCAAGAAGTGAGCGAAGTCACTAATACCAATACCTAGGAATCTATAGCCTTTAGTAGGCCATTCAGTAGCATCCATTGGGTACTCTTGAACATCGATAAGGTTATCTAAAAATCTTACTAATAGCGAGGTTAATCGGTCTAATTCATCAATATGTTCTAGCTTACCAAAATTAACACAACCTAATATACATAGAGCAACCATACCATTGTCTAAATCATACTCTTCAGTACTTGACTCAGTCTGCTTCAGCCCTTCAAACTTAACATCATGTGTTGGTAAGAAGATTTCACTACATAAATTGGTTTGGGTGATCTGCTCGTCGAACATTCCTTGACGATTAACGTTGTCAATAAAATGAATGTAAATACGCCCAGTACCCACCCGTTCTTTAACAAGCTTATTAAATACCTCAGTTGCGGGTAACACCACTTTTCTAATACTTTCATCTTTCTCATATTCCTCATATATTGAGTTAAACAACTCCGGCTGCCCATACGTTGATAGTAACAAAGGAACTTCTTCAGAACTAAATAATGTCCAGTCTCCTTTGGCTAGCACACGTTGAATAAAGATATCAGGCAGACCGATCGTGTAATCGATAAAACGAGCACGATTAGTATTACTTCCTTGATTATTCTTGTACTCCAATACATCCATTATCTCCCAGTTAAATACAGGGTAGTTTACTACCGTTGCACCAGAACGTAAACTATTCTGTGTGAACTGCTTGCTAGCAGCTTCAATTGATTTCAATAAAGGTAATGCACCTGTATGCTTAACCGTGTTGTTCTTCACTGGAGCCATAATCCCACGAACTGGAGCCATATCCACCCCGATGCCAGCTCTGTTGGCTGTCATGAGGGATAAAGCATATTCTGAAGCTAGGATAGACTCTGTAGTGTCCCCCATCTTTAGCAAACAACAAGAGCTGAACATCTTTAGTTGAGTACGTACCCCACTAATAATAGGGGTAGGTAGACTAATCTTATCATCTTTTAAAGCTTCATACATATCAATAACTAACTCAATACAATTATCTTCTAAAGCAAAGATAGTCATAGCAATAAGCATAAATGTTTCTTGTATCATCTCTAAACGACGACCAGTTTTAGCATCCTTGATTAAGTACTTACTATCTAGCTGAACGATAGAAGAATAGGGACGAGCAAAATCATTATTATAATCAATAACAGACTCCAGCAAGTCAATCTCTTCTTCACTATACATCTCTAGAATAATTGGGTCGTACAATCCACTCTCTACGTTTAATTTAATATACTCTAAGAAGCTAATAGGATTGAATTGTCCGTACACTTCCTTACGCATTTCTGTTACCAACAGTCTACCAGCAAAGATAGAGTAGTCAGGTGTTCCAACGTTAATCTTCTCAGCTGCTGACTTAATTAGTGTCTGTTGAATGTCAGAGGTTTTCATACCTTCTGCAAACTTAATGTGGGCGGATAAGGCTGTATCACTTACTGATACATCTAATCTTCTTCCTAAATCTTCTTTTTTGCAATTCTGTAGCATCGCATGAATGTTATCTAGGTTTAGTTCTTCTTGTTGTCCATTTCTTTTAGTTACTTTCATTAAAAAGCCCTCCCTTGAGCTACTGTTAGGTACTTGAAGTTACTAAATCCTAATTCTTTTAGTTTATCTATATCGAAGTCATGTAATTTAAATACTTCTCTTGGTTTAAACTCTTGACTACACTTATATTCTTCCAAAGGTATTTCTCCCTTGTTTATTTTAGACACTGAAGAATAGCATATTTGATGTTTGCAGGTGTAGCCGCAACCTGCATTAGCAAATAGTACAATCTTATCCTTCTGTTTAATTTTCTTTAAGTTTTCTATATCATCATTTAACGCAATAGGTAAAACCATTTGATCATATGTTTCTAAAATTTTGTCAATCTTATCAAACCCTACCTTTTTTATTACACTAGCTTCTACTATATAGTTTGGGTAGTCACGTTTAATCCAAGAAGCTAAATTATCGTCTATTACAGATACTACATTATTTGGGTAGTAATAGGTATTTAAAAGGTCTCTAGACTCTCTGTACTCATTCTCTGTGGCCTTATTACCTGTTAAATTAATCTTTAATTGAAGACCATTATTTCTTAGAAACTGTATGTCTTCCTTAGTGATTTCAGCTTCTTCGTATATTCTACCCCCATAAAGAGGGCTGAACTCTTCTAGAAACCCAAATACTCCTGTTATTTCTAAAGGGGCGTACTTATTATACTGCGCTAACCATTCTTCCATTGGCATATAGTTGGGCTTGTTTCTGCAAGATACTGTTACTGATTCCATAGTTTACTCCTTGTAGTACTCACTAGCTTCTAGTGAATATCTATACAGCCATATGACTGTGTTTGATTGACTTAATATTATACTTAATAGGTACTTATCTATGTTTAGCCCTCTGCTATTCTGCAGCAGATACTCTAATAGTATCAGTATGACTACACAGATAAATACTATTGTTTCTCTACTCATTTAATTTACTACTCATTTAATTTACTCCTCATGTCTTCGACATTCTCTTCTCCTATAGCATCAGCACAATATGTGACCAAGTCCATAAGCTCATAGTTCTTGTAAATATTATCCGCACCAAATGTATTTAGGGATTGGATATACTTGTACTTACTACTAATAGGTAAAGCATCAGCAATATCAAATGCTGAGCCATACTCTTGAATTAGCCCTAGTGCTCTCTTAGGTCCTACGCCAGGGACGCCAGGTACATTATCACCAGCGTCGCCAGTAAGGCACTTAAAACTAATATACTCTCTCCGATCAACCTCATAATGTTCTCCCCAGTTTTGTTTTGTTACTTCTTTTCTAGTTACGTAACTAAATCTATTCACATTGTCATCTATTAGCAAATCCCAATCTCGGTCTGAAGAAATCATCCAAATGGTACTCCCTTCTAGCTCTGCAACAAGTTGTGCTGCTATATCATCAGCCTCCACGTTCTTGTAACGGAACACAGGATAATGAATTGCTAGAAGTTTAAGAGTATTTTCATAGTCCTCCATAAACAAACGAAACTCTTCTGCTTCTTTCTCTGTTTGTTTAGCGTACTTTTCTTTTCTATTACCTTTATACTCAGGTAAAATTCCACACCGATAAGAGGACGAGCCCCAGTCAGCAGTTATAAGAATTTTCCCTGCGTTATAAGACTGTGCCAAACTTTGTACAGTCCTTAGATAATCTTCCCCAAAATTGGGTTTCTTGCTGTGCTTGTATCTAAAGGCCAAGTTTAGTGCATCCACTATCATGTATGTACCTTCATCTTTCTTAGCCATTTGTTTAAAACTCTTTGCCATGTTCCTCCTTTTTCTTACATAATACCCTATTCATAATATTAGCCACCCACAACTTAAAACAATTCTGTCTAAATTACCTCTAACAATTGTACTACCGTGCAAGTTCCTATCAGGCCTGTAACAAAGTAAATCACCATTGTTCCATTCTAATTCTTCATCGTTATAAATAGGAGTTCCCCCGCTTTCAGGCTTTTGTATTACAAGATTAAACCTATGATGGTCGCCATTCTCTTTAGCATCGGTATGAAAATGAACGAACCCGTTAGGGGAAATAACACTCATAAACGAGCCTAATAACTGTCGTTTTACGTTGTCGTTATTTAGATTGAAACGGTCTTTAATTCTATTCTCTATCTTAACCGCTATGTCATTGTTGACTGACTTATGTATCTTGCAGAAGTTCCTATGAGGTCCTGCTCTGTTAGGAGTTAGATTACCTCTGTTATCGTCTACCCATTTTAATAATTCTAATCGCTCTTCATCGTTTATGAACTCCCTTATACGTTCCATTTGAAAACTCCCTTATACGTTTCATTTTGCATCCTAGTTCTCCTTTTTATTACATAGTCCCATATTAATACAAATAAATGATACGATAAATACGGCTTTAAAGACTAATAAGCCGAATATAATAAAGTACATTAGTAAACTAGTGTTATCCATTTATCCACCTCAGTAGTTTAAGTAGTTCGTCAATTAATATTTGTAGTTCTTCCATTTGATATCCTTGAAAAAACTGCTATCGTTTAGCGTCAGGTTCATTTTTACTAGTCTTCAGTCCTAAAGTTAGTCCACCCTGTAATAATGTACTTGTTATTAGAGTATGGGGGATTACCTCTGTGTGTATGTGTAAAAGAGGCTGGCCAAATTACTAGTGTACCTCTAGTTGCCTTTAGCCTAAATCCTTGGTATAGAAACTCTGTCTCGCCCCCCTTCTCTACGTCATTTAAGTACACTGTCCAAGCTAGTGCCCTGCTGGCAGTCAGGTCAGGCCCTTGCTCCCCCTGCCACACAGAGTAGCCTCCTCCTATACCCGTCTTCTGTAGTTTAACCTCACTACTAAACGTATCTTTAGTACCTGGGAATTTATTGGAATAGTCATTTAAATACTGAGACAGTTCATTATGTACTAACCCCAATAAGTGTATATTACTATATTTAAGGAATTTTTGATCGCCCTCTCTACCTAACACCCCTAACTCAGGGGACTGATTGGATCCTTCTGAATAGGTAGGACTTTCCAATCCATCCTTTTCAGTATCTTTATCCGCCCACTCTATTAAATCATCTATTAGAACGTCACTTAGTGCGTTCTCGTACACTTTTATAAACTGCATATACTTTCCTTTAGTTAAATTTCTAATTATTTAATAGTATATTATACCGAAGTTTCACCTTGAAGTCAAGAAGTATTTTTCGAAATCTCACGAATATTCATGACTTTCTGAATGTAGCAAATGAAAATTCTATTTGACAATTTGGTTAAACTACTGTATAATATTTATATTGAGATTGAGAAATCTCTAAATACCCTTGCCGATTGGTGAGGGATTTTTATCGATAAAATATGGGTTGTCCAAA